ACATACAACCAAGCTACCGTTTCTGGTACAGCAACATTCGTTGGTGACGAACACGCCGCATTGGCAGTGTTGGTTAATCGCGTTGCTAACTTGATTGCTCAACGCACACGTCGTGGCGCTGGTAACTACGCTGTGGTTAGTTCAGCTGCTCTTACAGTGTTGCAATCTGCTACAACTAGTGCGTTTGCTCGCACTACAGAAGGTACATTTGAAGCACCTACCAACACCAAGTTTGTTGGTACCCTGAACGGCGCTATGCGTGTGTTTGTTGACAGCTATGCTGCTGACACACAATCAGTGCTGGTCGGTTACAAAGGTTCTTCAGAAGCTGACGCACCAGCATTCTACTGCCCATACATTCCTTTGATGAGCAGCGGTGTTGTGCTTGATCCAACAACATTCGAACCAGTTGTTAGCTTTATGACTCGTTATGGGTACATAGAATTGACCAACACTGCTAGTTCATTCGGCAATGCCGGTGACTACGTTGGTGAGATCGCAGTTTCCAACTTGTCATTCTCCTAATCAGAGAATCTTTTCCAGGGATGGGAAGGACGAAAAAGCCCCGAAAGGGGCTTTTTTGTTGGCTGTAATTTTTTAAACTTTAAACCACGTTAGATATTGTTCTATTTTCTTGATAACTGCGGTCCAGTCACCCATGGCGGGTTGACGGAATATACGCACAGTGCTGTACCAAGGACTAGAGTCTCTATCCAACATCCAACGCCAGTCTGTGGCAAACCACTGCAACATCAACCAAGTGGGACGGCCCATGGCTCCTGCCAAGTGCGTGATGGCAGTGTCCACCGAGATCACCACATCAAGGCAGGCAATCAAGGCAGCAGTGTCAGCAAAACTGGCAATGCTGCCGGGATACATGGTCACACCCACAGCAGCCATGGCAGCAGATTCTTCTTCAGTGGCATCTACTTGCAAGTTGATCCACTCGTACTGGGGATTGTTTCGTACCAGTTCAAACATCACGTCAAATGGCATGCCTTTGTGTTGATTCAGCCAGGCATCTCTGCGCCCTGACCAAGAAAAGCCCACTCGCATGCGCTTCTTTGCGCCTAGCAATTTCAGCCAACTTGTGTGTTTGGCATTGTCAGCCGTTATATACTGCACCTGTGTGGGCAAGTTTTCCAAGGTAACGCCTAGAACTCCTGGTATGCTCATGATAGGTACCCAGTAATCAAACTCAGGTGGTTGATCGGTATATGTACCAATCCAAGAGATAACGGAACTGGTGCCCAACAGTGGGATCAACCCTGCAGTGGTTTGAAACAATACTCGTGCTCCGCTAGCATGCAAGTTAAACAAGAATCTGCAAAACTGTATGTTGTCACCGTGCCCTTGCTCACCTACTACCAATATGGTCTTGTCTTTCAAGTCCTGTCCAGTCCAACGAGGTTGAGCATGTTGCGGCAAACTACCGGCAAGATGTTCATATTCCCAACGTGCTTCGTATGCGGGCCAACCGCGAGCATAGTCTCCCTGGATCAAACGACTCACAGCCAAGTTGAACCGTGCGGTGACATTGTTAGGATCGACCACAGTTGCATACTCTAGAAATGGTATGCCTCTTTTTGGTTGGCCACACTCACGCATGACATTGCCATAGTTGTTGAATGCCGCGGCAGAATTGGGATCATGGCACATGGCCAGCATGTAACATTTTAGTGCCTGATCTGGGCGATTCTCGCCGCGCAGTCGGTTGCCTTCTTCGATCAGTTGAGCAACGTCTGTGATTATTTCGTTTGAGTTCATGGTAATATTTACAGTATACACTGCACAGTGAATTATTTCAACCTCACCATAAATACTTGTCAACGCAATTCTGCGTTTTATGCGGTTTAACCCGCCGCGTAGCGACTAGAACTCGCATCGGACTTCTTTAAGGAGAAACAAAATGGGACGTCCTCTTAAAATACAAAAAACAAGCACAGGATCTGGCAATGGTGGCGCAGCCGTTAGTGTGGATCTTGCTTTCCCCAACTTTGGGTCATTGACCGCACCGGTGTTTAATGCACCAACACAAACTCTAGATAACGCACAGTATCTAGGCGTTGTGGGTGGCGCAGCACCTACTGACACACCCAGTGCAACCAACCCCAGAGTTGATGTAACTGTGAACATTGCCGCACCGTCGGGCTCAGGCATTGGTGTGGCCCAGGGTTATATCATCCGCCAAAAAGGCAGCCACAAATATCTAGTGGGCGATGTCACTGGTGTCAATGATGGTTCATTTGTGGTGGGGCAAGCCTATCAAATCAGCACTCTTGGCACAAACACTGACTGGCCTGCTGCTGGTGCACCTGCCAATTATGGCCTAGGCACTGTGTTCACTGCAACCTCAGTAGGCGGATCTGGCAACGGTGCAGCCAACTCAGTGGGCGTGTGTGTGCTGGCTGACGATGTGACTCCAGCTGCTGGACTAATGGCCATTACATTTACCTTTGGTGACAGTACTGCTACCACAATCAGCAAACTCACCAACAAGTTCTTGTTGGACTGGACTGGCGGGTCAACCTATGCAGACACTTCGGTGATTGCAGACAAACGATATGTGACCAACTTCTTCACTGACGAAGGCACAGTGATCAAGTCAGGAACCACTGGCGCTGCCAATACTGGTACAGTGACCTCTGGACAACAAAATCTGCTGGATCTGGCCATTGTGGACAACGTTCAATCCTAATTTGTAACACAACCAAGTCCTCCCAGATACATAATGGGAGGACTTTTTTATGAGTGCAGCATTTGTATTGGGCAACGGTGTCAGCAGACTAGCAGTGAATTTGGATCAGTTAAAACAACTTGGGAAGATCTACGGATGCAATGCCCTGTACAGAGAATTTGTACCTGATGTGTTGATCAGCACAGACAAAGCCATTGCACACACCATACAAAATTCTGGTTATGCTGAAAAACACCTGATGTACACCAGAAAACCTTTGCCTGGGCTAGGCGCAAGATCAGTGCCACAAAGTTATTTTGGGTACAGTTCAGGACCAATTGCTGTGGGGCAAGCAGCATTGGACCGGAATTTGGCAGTGTATCTCATTGGGTTTGACATGGGACCAAATGCCAACAACAGATTCAACAATGTGTATGCTGACACTGAATTCTACAGAAAAAGTTCAAGTTTGCCCACTTACACTGGCAACTGGGTGCGACAAATTGTAACTGTTTGTCGAGATTTTCCCAAGACCAGTTTTCACCGTGTGATGGGCGAGACCACAGCTACTATTCCTGAACTCACCAATGTTGACAATTTGCGACACATGCCCATGACAGACTTTCTTGACCGCATAAATAACACAAAGGACCTTTAAATGTCAACAGTCAAACGAGTCAGTGGCGAGTACACTATACAAAGCATTGGTGCCAGCGATCCCATCAATTTGATTTCACCTTCAGTGAACATAGAAGGTAACTTGACAGTTACTGGCAATGCTGTGTTGGTGGGCAACATCAACGCTGATAAAATCTTCAACGGCACTACCAGCATTGAAATCCCTGTGACCAATGGCAATGCCAACGTCACTGTGGGAGGTACTGCAAACGTGGCAGTTTTTGCCACCACAGGTGCTTTTATAACAGGATTGGCCAGTGTTACTGGCAACGTGCAAGGTGGCAATCTACGCACCTCAGGACAAGTTTCAGCCACTGGAGACGTCACAGGGGCTAATATCAATGTTGCTGGCAACGTATTGATTTCTCGAGATGCCAGTGTGGGGCAGCCAACTATTCGATTTACAGACACTGACACCACAGTCACCGACGGACAAGTGCTGGGTGCAGTGGAATGGTTTACCAGTGATGCCACGCCAGGTGCAAGAGTCACAGCAGGAATTCGTGCCATTGCCTCAGGCACAACAGGCAATGCCAATATTCAAATTTTAACTTCAACCAATGGTGCCGCTGCCACAGCCAAGGTTGTTGTGGACAATGTGGGCAACGTGGGCATTGCCAACGCTGCACCCCTGGATACACTGGCTGTGACTGGAACTGCATACATCAGTGGCAATACCACGGTTGTTGCTAATATATCAGGTGGCAATGCATTGATTTCTGGTCAAGCATCTGCTGGTGGTAATGTAACTGGTGCTAACTTGATCACTGCAGGACTGGCCACAGTGACTGGCAATGTCACTGGTGGCAATGTCATAAGTGTGGGTGCTGTTTCAGCAGGTGCAGCAGGAATCAGTACCACAGGCAATGTCACTGGCGGCAACGTCAACAGCAATGGGCTGATTTCAGCCACAGGCAACGTGACTGGTGCTAATATAGTGGCTGCTCAAGGCATGTTCACAGGCAATGTGTCAGTCACAGCCAACATTGTTACTGCAAATCTGCAAGTAACAGGCAACAGTTATGGAACAGGCATAGGGGTAGAAAACATTGTTTGGCAGCCCACCACAGTGGCATTCAACAGTGTGAGTCAGGCCAATGTGGGTGTGTTGGGATTCTTGGTTCTGGGCGGATACAGTTACAAATACGAAGCCTACCTGCCCATCTTGCCTGATGGCAGCACAACCACAGGATTCAGCACACGTTTTGACGCAGGCACTTGCTACTACACAGTTGAAGCACAACCTGCACAGACCACTGCGTTTAGTGCATCAACCTCCAATGTGTCAGGCACCGCAGCGGCCACTCAGTCAATGACTGGTACAGATCCTAGAGCTGTAAAAATTACTGGTACCATTTACAGTGCTGGCAATGCCAATGTCACAATTCAGGCCGAAACCAGTATAGCAAATATCAACATACAATCTGGCTCATACTTGTCATACACTAGAATCAGCTAAAATAGCAAACAAGTCCTTTTGGTAAATACACTAGAGGACATGATAGACCTATGGCACAACAGATTATTGACACAGGTGCTGCCGCTAACGACGGCACTGGTGAACCGTTACGCGATGCATTTACCGCTGTAAATGAGAATTTTACTGAGATTTATACCGCTGGCCCTGTTGGCAGCAATGTTGTCATCTCTGGAAATACCATCACAGTCACTGGCACCAACAACAACCTGGTGCTGCGAGCCAATGGAATTGGCAATATCCAAGCAAACAGTTCAATCATGCCCAGCATTGATGCTGTGTATGATATTGGTGCACCTGCTCAAAGAGTAGACACAGTTTATGCCCAGTATTTTGTGGGCAATGGATCAGGAATCACTGGCGTTACTGCTGCCGCCGCAGCAAATATCAGTCTAGGATCAAGCAATGTCACTGTGACTGCCGGCGGTCCTGTTACTGTTGGCATTCAAAACACCAGCAATGTGGCAGTGTTTGGCGCCGCCAACACCACATTTAAAGGCAATTTATTACCAGCTGCCAATGTTACTTACGACCTGGGCAGTGCCACACAGGCCTGGAATGATTTGTATTTGAGTGGCAACACTGTTTATCTCAACTCGGCTACTATCTCCAGCAACGCCACTGCTTTGGTGTTTACCAATCAGTCAGGTGGATCATTTGTATTAGAAGGCACAGGACAATCGGGCAGTAATGCCATCAGCAATGGAAACAGCAGCGTGGCCATTGGTGTGGCTGCAGGCAATGTGGTAGTTGCTGTGAATGGTGCAACTCGTGCCACATTCTCCACTGTGGGACTCAGTGTCATTGGTAATGTCACCACCAATGGATATTTCTTGGGCAATGGTGCATTGCTTTCAGGATTGC